AATGGGGCCGCATACGTTGATACGCCGACTAGCTCTACGTTTGCAACAGGATCAAACGATTGGACTTTGCAGTTTTTTATTTATCTTCGCGCTACCCCCAGCTCAAACACTACCGTATTTGACGTAGGCAGTGGGGTTGTTACTAATGGGTGGCGGGTTGAAATTACGACATCTAGACAAGTTCGGCTTCTTGGGCTGTCTTCTTATAACACTACTGCGGGGCTCTCATTAAACACTTGGTACTTTATTACAGTAACGCGGTACTCATCCCCCGGCGTTTATATTTTTATTGACTCTACAAGAAACACAGCGTCTTCGTTTAACCTTGGTACGCTTTCTTCCAGCACCTATTGCCGTATCGGTGGGGCTCAGAATAACGCAACACGTATTAATGCGCTGATTAGTAATTTGCAGTTTAGAAACAATATTTCTGTTTCGTCTGTAACTGTACCAACAACTCCACTTACGAACGACGCAAATACGTTACTGCTCACTTGTCAGAACGGGGCAATTATTGATAACAGCACTGCTAACGGTGGCAGTCCGTGGACGCTGACTAACAGCGGAACGACAACAACTTCTACGAATCCACTTTAAGGCGGTCTAGATGAATTGGTCAGACGTTTTAAAAGCAGTCATCCCGGTCATTGTGGCTTCGCTTGCGTGGCTTCTCGGACAGGTTGCTGACTTCTCAACCCGGTTGACCCGAATTGAAGGGCATATGCCTGCGCTGATTACCAAGGAAGGTGTGCCGACCGATAGCCCCGTGAGTGCCGAGAAACGAGCCGTACAGAAAGAGCAACTGATGCAACACATTAACGAGTTGCAAGTCAAAGTCCGACTGCTTGAAGAACGTGAAAAGCTAGGGAAGAAATAATGTTTGAGCTACTGGGCGGGGGTCTTTTAGGTTCTATCTTCGGTGGCTTATTCCGGCTTGCCCCGGAAGTCTTAAAGTTCTTGGACAAAAAGAACGAACGCCAGCATGAGTTATCCATGTTCCAACTTCAGACCGATCTGGAGAAGATGCGCGGTGAATTCAAGATGGAGGAGAAGTATGTTGACTACTCTATCCAGCAGATGGACACGATTAAGGAGGCGTTTAAAGAACAGGCTCAGACTGCTAAAGAGGCAGGATGGCTTGCAAGTTTCATCACTGCTATTACACGCCCCGGTCTTACTTGGATTGCATTTGGCGTATATGTGGCTGTTAAAGTCGCGGGGCTAACGATTGCGTTTCAGACCAACGCTAACTGGGCTGAAGTTCTGACCAAGTCCTATGACGAGGATGATTTCGCCATGCTGAACATGATGCTTACGTTCTGGTTTGTAGGACGATCGATTGAGAAGTACAACAAAAGTGCTTGATCATGGAAGCCTTAATCGATTCGCTCGCAAGGGTTTGGTTCTTGGGGGTCGCGCTTGTTGGCGTGGCCGTTTATGCCGTGACCATTAAGACTCGGCTTGATTACCTGGAGAAGGACCACGATAGGCAGATCCACGCGCTGTGGGAGCATGTCAATCGATTGATTGCTGAGAAATCCAGTGAATGAGGCTAAAAAGCTTTGCAAGGATGTACTGATCAAGCCCTTTGAAGGGCTGGCAAAGCGTTTGCCTGATGGACGAGTGCAAGCCTATCCCGACCCCGGAACCCGTGGGCATCCATGGACGATTGGCTGGGGTGCAACCGGCCCTGATATTAATCCTGGCACGATCTGGACTATGCAGCAGTGCGAAGACGCCTTGGATCATCATGTGGAGTATTTTTGGCGAGAGCTAATTAAACAGTCCCCTACCATCCAAACCGCGCTACCAAGGCGCATTGCCGCAGTGATTAGCTGGGTTTACAATCTAGGCCCAAGGAATTATCAGATTTCCACGTTTAAGAAACGTATTAATGCGGGAGACTGGGATGGCGCAGCAGACCAATGTATGCTCTGGAATAAAGCTGCCGGTAGAGTTCTTCCCGGACTTACTCGCCGCCGTGCAGCAGAAGCTGCCTTAATGAGGTAAGCAATGCCACTCAAAAAGATACTTTTTAAGCCCGGAACAAACCAAGAGAATACTCGGTATACCAATGAGAACGGCTGGTATATCAGTGAAAAGGTTCGGTTTCGTCAGGGTACGCCTGAGAAAATTGGTGGGTGGCAGCGTATTTCCCCGTACACGTTTCAAGGAATTTGCCGGTTTCTTTGGAATTGGGTAACGCTCAGCTTTGATAATTTGCTTGCTGTCGGTACAAACCTCAAGTTTTATATTGAGCGAGGTGGTGTCTACAACGACATCACCCCCATACGAGAAACCGCAACCCTAACAAACCCTTTCACTACAAACATAACTTCAGGTACAGCTAATAGGGTTTTGGTAACCGATGCTTCTCATGGGGGAAAGACTGGAGATTTTGTAACTTTCAGTGGAGCTTCAGCAGTTGGGGGGTTAACCCTTAATGGTAACTACCAGATAGCAAATGTTACAACCAATACTTACACCATAACAGCTTCATCAAATGCCACGTCTGTAGCTACAGGTGGGGGTACAGTAACTGCTAAATACGAAATTAATGTTGGCCCTGCCATTCAAGGCGCTGTTATTGGATGGGGTTCTGGTGGTTGGGGTATGGGCGGCTGGGGTACGGGCGTTGCCGGTACTGAGCGGTTGCGGTTGTGGGATGCCCAGAACTGGGGTGAAGATTTAGTTTTTGGGTATCGTGGTGGACCCCTCTATTATTGGGATGCAACTAATGGTGTTACTACTCGGGGCGTTGCTCTTAATTCGATTGGCGGAAATGTAAGTTTTACGTCAGCCTCCCCTACAGTTGTTACGTTTGCTTCGGTTTTATTGTCCGAGGGCACTGCTGTTAAGTTTGCCACCACAGGCACGATGCCTTCTGGGGTCACTGCGGGTACGACGTATTACCTGCGAAATGTAGATGGGGCCACAGCAAACATATCGGCTTCTCCCACTGGAGCGCTGGTTAACGCCGCATCTACTGGGTCGGATGTATATGTTTCTGAGCTTGTTGATGTGCCGTCAAAACAAAACGGGTTGATTGTTTCCGATACATCTCGGTTTCTTCTACTCTTCGGCACAACAGCTTATGGCAGTGCAGTGCTTGATCCGATGCTGATCCGTTGGGGTAATCAAGAATCGGTTACTGATTTTGTACCTGCTGCCACAAACCAAGCAGGTAGTCTGCGTTTATCCCACGGTTCACAGATTATTTCTGAGCTTCAAACACGCCAAGAGATCTTAGTGTGGACTGATTCGGCGTTGTACTCCTTGCAGTATCTCGGCCCTCCGTTTGTGTGGGGGTCTCAGTTACTTGGCGACAATATATCTATCGTTGGACCAAACGCTACGGCTGTTGCTTCAGGTGTGGTGTATTGGATGGGGGTTGATAAGTTTTACACCTATAACGGGCGGGTGCAGACGCTTCGCTGTGATCTAAGGCGGTATGTCTTTTCCGACATTAACGTCTCGCAGCTTGATCAGATCTTTGCCGGAACGAATGAAGGCTTTAACGAAGTCTGGTGGTTTTATTGCTCCTCCAATTCCACGGTAGTTGATAAGTACGTTGTGTACAACTACGCAGAAGATATTTGGTATTACGGCACGATGGGGCGCACGGCTTGGCTTGACTCGGGGCTACGCAACTATCCTGAAGCAGCTACATACAACTACAACGTTGTTGATCATGAATACGGGGTGGACGATAACGCCACAGGAACAGCCACCGCAATTGAAGCTTATATCGAATCGGCTGAATTTGATATTGAAGATGGGCAGAACTTCGGGTTTGTATGGCGCATGGTGCCGGATCTGACATTTCAAGGGTCCACAAGCCAAAGTCCACAGGTCACGATGACGCTCTACGGTATGAACGGTTCCGGATCTGGATTTAACACCGAAGCCGCCAAAGCTGTTGCCCGTACTTCCACAGTGACGATTGAGCAGTTCACCAATATTATCTATACCCGTATTCGTGGACGCCAGATGATTATGCGGGTTGGCTCTGATGGGTTGGGTACGACGTGGCAGCTTGGTGCCCCACGAATCGATGTTAAACAGGACGGTCAGCGGTGACTTTACTTAGGCAACCAGCACCACCCAGTTTACCTGCGGCAGGGGCTAGCTATGAACGCGCATACCATGACCAGTTCAACAATGTTTTACGCCTCTACTTCAACCAACTTAACAACAACGTTTCAGCACTATTAGGTACAGACGGGGGGCGGTATTTAAGTATTCCGTTTGGGGCATGGTCTAGTGATTCGGATCAAGTTGCTGTTAGTACAACTGCTGCTTACGCGATTACGTTTGATGTCGCTGATATTGCTGACAGTGTGACGCTTGTCGATAATTCAAAACTAACGGTGCGTTACTCTGGGATTTATAACTTACAATTCAGTATACAGTTTGCTAATACAGACTCCCAGATACATGACACTGATGTTTGGGCCGCAATAAACGGCACTAATGTCCCAAATACTAACTCTCGGTTTTCTGTCCCTAACAGTCATGGTGGGGTAGACGGGCATTTGATTGCGGCTTTGAATTTGTTTTTGCCTTTATATTCGGGTGATTACGTCGAGCTGTACTGGCATACTGACAACACTTCAGTTAGTATTGAGCAGATTAACGCTGCTTCTTCTCCCACACGCCCTGCCACCCCCTCAGTTATAGCCACTATGGTGTTTGTCTCTGCGATACCGGATAGCACGACATGACCACTTCGACCCAAATCACACCCGAAGCAGCTTTGGCGAAGTTCAATGCGTTTGTGCAGTCGCAGCAAATGCAGGACTATTTATCTCAACGCCAACAGCAATATGGCACAACCCCCAAAGGCGCAGCTTCGGACAAAGGGTGGACCGCAGGTGAATCTTACGCCAACCCGTTTGCGGGGTTGAAGGATTTTGGTTCAGAGGAAAAACCCACATTAAATTGGAACGCAGCGCTTGGCGAAGCGGGTGAGTACGAGTCTGGAACCCAGACCCAACAGAAGTCAGCCTATGACATATTAAAAGGCGCTTTTAATACAGAAGATAATATCTTCGGGCACAAGTCCACCTTCACTAAAGCCTATAGTACATCCGAGAAAGATGCTAAGGGCAATCCGATTGAGATCAAAGACCCAACGCTTGAAGATATTCAATCAGGCAAAGTTGCTTTTTTAGTAGGCGGTAAGACAGGTGGCGAGAGCCGCGAGCGCATGGCTCAGATGTATTTGCCTATGGGTGATAAGCTTGTCCCTATCGGAGACCCCCAGTATTACAAAGGCGAGCATCCTGACGCTAAGAAT